GTGATGGTCTGGCGCGTCCACTTCCGGATCACGGCCGATGCAGACGCCAGTGCCAGTTCGGCCGCAGCCGCATCGACCGGCGCCTGCACCATTGCGGCCAGTTCAGCCGCCGTAGCGAACGGAGGAAGAGCCACGGCAGCCTCCCCTCGTCAGCGCTGACGCGCGTCGTCGTCGAGCTTCTGCCGCACCTCGCGGGCGTGATCGAGATCCGTCTCCGGGGTCGGCTTGCCCTCCAGCACGCCAGACACCGTGTAGTGCGAGTCCGGGGTGGGGTCGACCTCGACGCCGAGGTAGCCCTTGTCCTCGGCTTCGTCGACGGCCTTCTGGACTTCCTTCTGCGCCGCGTCCTGGGGCGGCTGGGCGGTCTTGCGCTCTGCCATGGGTCTGCTCCTCAGTTCCGGGTGACAGTGACCCGGACGAGCCCGCCCGGGTCGGTGATGCCGGTGCCGACGTGCAGGGACCGCCACAGCAGGGTGTCCCCGGCCGCCAGGACCAGGTTCGCGGCAGTACCGGACAGGGGGATCGCTTTCTCGTCGCTCGCCGACGCGTTCACGCCCGAGTCGAACTGGAGGGTCGCGACCGTGGTGGTGCCCGAGCCGGACTGCCCCTTGTTGAAGAGGGTGACCGACCGAGTGTTCGTGTTGGCGCCGGTGATCGCTGCCGCCGCCACGAACTCGACCTTGGTCACGGTGCAGTCGAACGGGGCCTGCGAAACGACACTGTCGAGGTCGTTGCCCGCCGTCGACACGGGGGCCACGTCCTGCTCCAGAACCCGCTGAAGGGGTGCGGTGTCTGCCATGAATGATCTCCTGTGATGAGAGCCCGAACATGCCAAACGGCGCCCAGTAGATGGACGCCGCTCGGGCACGAGTTGGTTAGGCGAGCAGGCTCTCCAGGGAGTCCTCACCCGCCTCGATAAGACGGTTTGCTGTCCTGATTCGATGGCAGTTGGCGCAGACCACTTCACACTTCGCGATCTCTGCGTCAATCAGATCCCGACTCACGCCAGCCATGCATGCCACGCGATACTTCTTCTCTGTCCCCGGCAGGTGGTCAAAATCGAGCGCTACCGCGTTCTCGCGGTATCCACAGTCGGCGCAGCCTCGCTCTAGTTTTATCTGCTGGAAGTAGAGACGATCCCTCTTCGCGCGAGCGGAACGCCCGGGCCCGTACCGGCCCACAGTGCACTTCTTGCACTGATTCAGGTATCCGTCACGCACGTTGCGGTTCTTATAGAACTCCGAGAGTGGAAGTTCCATCCCGCAATCCCTGCACGTTTTCAATGCTCGCTCCCTGAAGGCGAGTTCCTGAATGACAAGGACGGAGGCAGGCGCTCAGGGAACGCTTTTCGGGAGCTACCCTAGCCTCCACCGGAACCGATTCTACCGGCGGTTTGTCCTCAGTACTTGAGAACGGCGACGGGGTACCGGTTTGCCTCGACCATCTGCTCGTTGTTGATGCGGTTGGCCACCTGCCACCCCACCCGGAAGGTAAGACGGATGGCGGTCATGTCCTGCTGGGCGAGATTGAACATGATCGCGCCAGTGTTGTCCTGGATCACGGCCTGGTCGAGGATCTTGAACGAGATGTCCGAGCGGACTCCCACCACGAACTCGTTGAAGTCACCGCCGAAGAGCCGCACGTTGGTGTTGGCGCCGCCCCCTGCCGGGAACAGGCCCTTCATCGCGTACTCGACCGGGAAGCCGTCGATAGCGGACAGCGATCCGTCGACTCGCGACTCGTCGAGCTTGCGTCCCTGAGAGTCGCGGGCCCTGCGCAGTTTGGACTTCGCGCCGGTCGATGCCACCCAGCCGTTGACCTCGTACCCGGAAGACTCGACCTTCTCGTGCACGTTGTCCAGGTCGCCGAAGAATCCACCCTGGGCGGCGGTCGATCCCTCGTTCACGGTGTTACCCGCGCTGGTGGCCGCCGAAGTGATGTTCGTCGGGAACGAGCTGGGCGCGTTCGTACCGAAGAACACGGTGGAGTCCAGCAGACGCCCGAACGCCTCACGGATCAGCGGCTCGGCCTCGTCCCAGATGTTGGCGTCGATGTCGTCGATGACGTTGTCCGGCACCGGCATGATGGTGGCCATTTCCTCGATGTTGAGGAACTTGTTCTGCCAGGCCATCTCGGTGGTCTGCTTGAGACCGGTGTCGCCACTCACCCAGTACGCGATGGGCAGGGCGGACAGGACCGGCAGGCGGACCTGATTCCGAGAAACCGGAATCCGGCGGAACATGCTGAGCACGGACGAGTTCTCGACCGCCTTGCCCAGCATGGTCTTGGAAACTTCCTCGGGGATCAGGGCCGCCGCATCGGTGCGGCTTGTGATGTTGTTGTAGGCCACGGTCCGGCCTCCTGTTTCTGGTTGCCGGCCGGACCTTGCCGCGCCGGGTTGGATTTACCGCCTTGCCGCAGCGCGGATCAGGGCGTTCATGTCGGTCGGTGCGCCCGCGGTGGTGCGGGCGCCGCCGTCGAAGGAGGGAGGGGCCTGCTCTTTGCCGAGGTGCGGCTTGCGCTTCAGCAGGTCGGCGAGGGCCTTCTCGATGCCCTTGCTGTCGATGTCGCCCTGCTCGTCCACGTATTCGCCCAGGTCGAGGAAGGCGGCGGCGTCCGACGGGTCGGCGAAGGTCGACGCAGCGAGGGCGCGGACTTCGGCCTTGGCGGCGCGCTGCGCCATTGCGGCGGCGCGCTGCTCGGCTGCGGTGGCCCGCTCGCCGGCCTTCTGGACTTCGGACTTGTCGCGGTCCTCCAGCTCCTGAAGGCGAGCGGCGTGCGTGCGGCTCTCCCTCTCGGCCGCCCTGGCGCGCTGCTTCCACTCGTTGAGCGCCTTCTCTCCGGCGGGGCCGAGTGGGGCGTCACCGGCAGGTTCGGCCGGACCGCCCGGTTCGGCGGCCTGTCCGCCTTCGGGCACGGTGGGTTCGGTTGCGGTTTCGGACATGCGGAACACTCCCGTTGCGGGATAAGGCCGCGCATTGCGCGCGGTCAGGTCAGATAGCCGAAGCGGCGCAGCATGGCGATCGCCTCGTCCCGGCTGTCGGCGAGCTCGAAGATCTGCTCAGGCAGCAGGCGGGGACTGGTCAGCTGGTAGGAGCGGCCGATGTTGGCGGGCACCCGGCCGCGGGCAATGTCCCGGGCCCGTTCCTGCCGGTAGAAGTAGCCGCGCGTCGTGGTGCCCTCGCGGGTCGCCCGCAGCGTGCGGCCGTAGGCGGTCGTGGTGTACATGCCGCGGCGGGCGTTCACGACCTGGGCCGGGTCAGCACCTTCACGGATCGCCCGCGCGCCCGCGGCCGTGAAGACGCGGTCCTGCTCGGCGCGAGACAAGCCGTTGAAGTAAGCGTTCGGGTCGATGAAGCCACGCCCACCGGTTCCGGGCCGCGTCGTCGGCGAGTAGGCGTCAGAGGACAGCGAGCCACGGCGCTGATGGCGGGCGATCAGCGTCGTCGGCAGATGCACGCAGTCACAGTGCGGGTGACGTTGGAAACCCTTGTTCCAGCCGTACTCCTTGCCGGCCAGGATGATGCAGCGGGAGCAGGCCGGCGGTTGTACGACCCGGACGTAGCCCTGGATCGTCCGTTGCCCGGTCATCGAGGAGCCGACGGCTGCCCGGCCCGCTTGGGTGACCTCTGACGAGCCCATGCGCAGTGCCTGTCGCAGGCCCGTCATCAGTGCGTCGTCCACGGCCATGCCGCGGCCGATCCGCTCCTTCGAGGTGATCACCGACAGGTACATCAGCGACTCAAGCGACCGGCCGTCCGCAGCAGCCCCGGCGAACGCCGCCGGCTTGACCCTGCCGGCCCGGTCCGGCGCCGCGCCCTCGGCCTCGACGACGGCGTCCACGTAGTCGTCCGCCAAGGCCGCTGATGCCAGCTGGCCCGCGGTGACGGCCTGCACGACGCGCGGGCCGACCCTCGTGTTCCAGGACGTCGTCAGGTCGGACGCGTCCAGCAGGCGCCACAGGGCCTGAACCTGGTTCGCGGTCAGGCGGGCAATGCGCGCCTGCTTCCGGTAGTGGCGCAGCCCGATCTGCCGGGCAGTCAGCGCCACGACTCACTCCCCCGCAGGCGGGGGTGCGGGCTCTGTCGGCTTGGGCCCGTACTCGGCGGCCAGGTCGCCAGCCATTGCCCGGCCCAGGCTGTCCTCGTTGAGCTGCCGCCAGCGTTCGATCTCCTGCGGGGTGGCACCCCAGCGCTCCCACAACACCTCGCGCGGCACCCCGAGTGTGGACATCTTCACCAGGGCGTCGACGAGTTCGCCCTCCGTGCGCCACTCAGGGGACTTCCACACGATGCGGGCCTGCGACGAGGCGAACCCGGCCAGGCGCATCGTCCGCTCCAGGCCCTCTTCGAGGAACCGGCGCCTCTGATAGATCTTGTGAATCAGGCCCGCCTCTGCGGCCTTCAGCGCCTCCGCGCTGAGGTTGATCATGCTGCCGAGGAGGTAATGCGGCGGCGTCGACGTGATAGCGGCGATGTCGTGGACGTCGGCCTCTTTGCCTTTCAGGTAGCCCGTGAGGTCCGCCGCGGCGAACTGGCCGAACTTGGCGCCGTTCTCCTCCGCGATCAGGATCTTGTTCACGGCGACGTCGAACGGCTCGATGTCCTGGCCGTTCTCGTCGACCGGGATCTCCATCCCGGTGACCCACTTCTGCGGGAACGCCGCGAACTCCTGGGTCATCATCCGGTCCGCGATCGTCTTGTTGATCCGGTCCTGGATGCCCGTCACCGACCGCAGCTCCGAGGCGCCCGGCTTCAACATCCGAGGTCGGTTGGCGAGCTCCCCGAAGGGCACTTCACCGAGGATGTTCTTACCTCCCCATTCCTCGCCCGCAACCTTGCGGCGCACCCACTGCGGCTTCTTCGTGTCGCCATACTTCGGCTCGGGCGCCTCGAACTTGTAGATGCGGTCAGGCAGATACACGGTGCAGCACAGCTTGGCCGTCCAGTCGTCCACCCACAGCTTCAGCGCCGCAGCCATCTCGCCAGGCTCGCCTGGCTTGCCCTCCGTGATGACCTGCGTCGGATGCTCCGGAGTGATCCGAAACCCGAGCCGCTTGTCCGGCGACACCAGCATGTAGGCGTTCCCGCGGATCGCCGCCTCCAGGAACGCCAGCGATGAGCCGCCGTCCAAGTTGTTGTCCTGCCACAACGCCCACGCCGCCTGATCCGCATCCCCTGCGGCGTCAACGTCCGACTGGAAGCCCGCCACCTCCAGGCGGCCGACGAGCGCATCGACGACGAGCTCCATGTAGTTCGCCCGCGACATCTGCAACAGCCGACGGAACGGTGCCCGCGCCTTCTCATGGAGATGCGGAAGCGGATGCTCGCACTCGTAGTAGTCGTCGAAGACCTTCGTGTCCTTCGACCGCTTACACAGCGCGTCGTACAGGCGATCCCGCCACCACTCCGGGGACTGGACTGCAGGCTGAAGCATCCGGCCCCCTCTCAGAATCCGCGCGCCCTGCGCTTCTTGGTAAGGGCCTCGCCAGCGGCGATGGCATCGCATGCCGCTTCGTGAGCGAGGACGGAGACCACAGCAAGGTCGATCTTCTGGACGTGTGTCGCCTTGCGCAGGACGTAACGCTGCGCCGGACGGGCTGCCTTGCGGGTGTTCCGGACATGGATCGATGTGGTCTCGCAGCCGTCATGCCGGAAGGTCGTATCCTTCTTCGTGACGTCCGTCAGCAGCTGCTCGCAGGCCGCATGCATCTGGGCGACGCGGTACGTCTGCCACTCGGTGACGCGCTTCTCGCCGTAGCGGGCCTGCCAGGCGGCCATCTCGCTGGTCCAGTAAGGCGGGTCGCCGTAGAAGCGCACCACGTTGAAGCGGCTCATCAGTTCATCCACCGCGGCATCGACCTCAAGCCGCGGCACCTGGCCCTCCCAGTCCTCCGGGTCCCAGATGCACGGCCTGCTGTCGGGGCCGTAGGTCGGGGTGAACTGATAGCCATCCAGGGTCTCCGCCCGAATACCGGTCCAGTCGTCAACGTCGGACCCGTCGAAGCCCAAGGCGAGAGCCGTGCCGTCCGGCACGTCCTCCAGGGCGATGCGGGCGTCCCAACGGTCTTGCTGCAGCCAGGTACCCATGCCGGCGGTGATCCGGTTGCCGTAGAAGCGCTCCGCCTCCGCGGGCTCCTTTTCCATCAGCTCCGAGGCTTCGCCCTCGATGGAGTCGAGGTCGATGTGATGGCTGCCCTGATAGACCGCGGCGTGGATCTTTCGCCGCTCGGGCTTCTTCGTGTAGTCCAGATCCTTGGGCGGCAGCCGGTGATACCGGTAGACGTCCTTGACCTTGGTCTCCGCAGTCTTCTGCGCCACGGAGTTCTCGGTCGGGTCCCACGCGTTCGTCTGCTCCAGCGACCGCCCTGACATGCCGGCCAGGCCGCGGCGCTGCGTCGTGGCGACCTTCGTCATGCCGTTGCCGTCGGTCCAGATGCCGGTCTCATCCTGCGGCGCGAAAGTGATCGGGTTGCCCAGCCGGGACTGAGCCGACGACGTGACGACGTCGATCCGGCCGTCGTTCGGAAGGCGGATGAACTGTTCGCCCACCCGCATGACCTCGGAGAGCGGCCCGTTGCGGATCATCTCCTGAAGCGGGCGGTAGGTGTTGTCGGTCTGATCCTCGGACGTCGCCGTGATCTGGATGAGCGGCTTGTTCCAGGGCCGGCCCATCGGCTCCCCTGGCTCGTATTCGTACACCCAGCCGCAGCCGCACCGGTGATCTGAGCAGCGGTACCGTTCACCGCCGTCGGCCCAGCCGGCGAACAGCACGGGCCCGACAGCCTCAGCGGCAACGATCGATGCCGCCCACGGGCCCTTGCCGGACTTCTGCGGGGCCACAGCCTGCGCCCGACGGTAGTGGAACGCGGTCGCCAACTGGCCGGGCTGCGCGGTCGGCTTGACCCGGTAGAAGTTCGCCGTGATCCGCAGCTGCCAGTCGTACATCTCGAATGACTGCGGCTCCGGGTCCAGGCCGCCCACCGACTGCAGTCTGCAGTGGCGGGCGATCCAGTCCGGCACGACATACAGCGTGGGGAAGTCGAGCGGCCAGGTCCCGTCGTCAGCCGCTACCACCAGGCACCGCCCTCAACCGGGCCCGAGCTGAAGTCGGCACAACGACCGCAGCCCCTCCGGGTCCAGTCGACGCCCCTTCTTCTTCGCTCGGCCGGTCGATACGCCACCGGTTGCTGCGCATCCCCGGCGTCGTCAGCCCCAGCGAGTCAGCGATCTGCCGCACCAGTGTCGACAAGACGACAGCCGAGTCCGGCTTCTCCGCCTCAGCCAGCCGGCGGACGTAGAGGGCCACCTCGAACTCCTGGCCGTAGCGCTCCCACATCAAAGCCTGCGGCATCCGCCACAAGCGGTCCCACAGCACAACCTCGCGGACGCTCTGCTCCGTCAGCGGCCAGTCAGGCGTTGCGCCTTCACGGCCCTCAGCAGGAAGAATCGTCCACTCGCCGGCATCCCGTTCCCGCTTCAGCGCGTTCGGATCCGGCGGCGGTCCGCTCCTGGTTCGTGCTCCACCCTTCGGCATGTCAACCACTCCAGCTTGCCGCGTTGCGCGGCGAAAGCGTCGTCACGTTGCGCAACGACGAAGTCATGATCACCGGGGGTCTGAACCCTCCCGACCTGCCAGCCACCTCCCCGGCGGTCCGGCGTGGATCTCGGGCGGGGGGCTCCCCCCACCCCGGCCGTCACTGTCTGTGACTGAATCCGGCCGAGGTCGAGCCGGCGCGGCACCCAGGGTGGTCACCGCCAGACGTAGATCGCGTCGCCGTCCTGGTGCCGGTGCTCGTGCTCGGGGGTGCCGGGAGGCAGGTCCGGGTCGTCAGCCGGCTCGGTGCACGTGATGTGCTGCGCCAGGGCCGGCAGGTGGTGGGGCTTGCCGCAGGGAGGCTTCTCTTCAACGGTCGCCTGCTCTGCTGCGACCTCGACTGCCTCGCCTTCGGGCTTGGCCTTGTCCTTGGCTGTGGTCATCGGTTCCATCCTCCTGGCTGCTCGCGTGCCGTCGACGTGGCGTGGCATGGCTGGCACAAACCGCGGCCGTACTCCGGATCGTTGGGGTCGAGGTTCGCGGCGACCAGCTCGCGTCGGCTGTATGGCCAGTGGTCTGCGTGCACGCTGGGCTTGCGACACGGTCCTCTGTGTCCGCACGCCTCGCTGGTGCATACGCACAGCGGGTCGCGGGCGAGGACGGCTGGCCGGAAGCGTTGCTCGTGCTGCTTGCCGTAGCCGCGCTGTCGTGCGCTGCCGCGCCGCTGCTCTGCCTCACGCCGGTGGTCGTCGCACCGGCCGCCACCCTGGGTGTAGGCCGGGCACCCGGGTACGGTGCACACCCGGTATCCCCCGCGTCTGGGCATCCTGGCCACCGTCCTGGACGTAGCGTGTCCCTCTCGACCTGGAGGGGGATCCGATGAGTGAGAGACGTCAGTACAGTCGCGGAGAATGGATCAGCGCGGCGGTGTTCATGGTGGTCGTGCTGGTAGTCGCCGCATCGTGCTGGCCCAGCGGTTCAGGCAGCAGCAGCTCGGGCGTAAGCGTCAGCGGGGATCGGCCGGCCGCGAACCACAGCTCGGATGTCGGGGCTGCTGGTGATGGATTGCCTGTGACGGCGTCACGCTTCACGGAGTGGCCGTTCACGGTGGGTGCCGGCATCTTGCAGTGCGAGGCTGGGGCGGTCACCTTCGAGCCGCCGGGCGGGCCGCGCTATGCGGTGAACGGCACCGCCAAGGATGCCGGCTACCCGGAGATCATGCCGATCTGGGCGGACGACAAGGAACTCGGCAATGGCTTGAAGGTCAACATCTCCGAGGTTCTGAACAAGGGGCTGTCGCTTTGTTGATGGGCGATGGCACGTCGCTCAGGTGATGCCGAGGTATCCGGACTCGCGGACGATGTTCTCCGACCCGGGCGGGTCGAAGCTGACGTACACCCTGTAGTCGCCGGGGGTAAGGCTGAGTGCGCCTCCGTCGGGTCCAATGAGGAGGCGGGCGGTGGTGCCGTTGGTCCACTCGCCGGTCTTCCAGTCGCCTGTCACGGGGTTGCCGCGCGTGCTGACGGGGAGGATAGCCAGCTTGGGTGGGGTGGCGGTGATGTCGACTCCGGCAGGCGGGGTGACGTCGGCGTGCACGAACTCGGTGGTGGTGGCGGGAAGCTGCATGGTCCGCCTCCTCAGTACGGTGCGCCAGTGAGCCAGGGTGCGGCGTCGGGTTCGCTGACGAGCCAGGGTTCGCCACGGGGTTCGCCTACGGCCCACCGGCTGTAGGGGGCGCTGACGGCGACGTCGATGTCCACGTCGGGACCTGCCGCGTTGAGTGGCCTTGCAGTGCTGGTCTCCATGGCCGGGCCGAGTGCTGCAACCTTGGCGCCTACCAGTGGCCGGGCGGTCTCGGTTTGTGCCGCGGCAGACAGCAGGGCCGTCTTGGCTCCCGTGAGGGGCTGGGCGATGGCGGTTTCGACTGTGATGCCGAGCGTTGCCAGCTTGCTGCCGGTCAACTGCTGCGCCGCCTCGGATGCTGCGGCAGTGCCCAGAGCCGTGGTCTTCGCGCCCGTGATCGGCTGCGCTGTCTCGGTGGCGGATGCGGTGCCGAGCGTTGCCGCCTTACTGCCTGTCAGCGGCTGTGCGGATTCGAGTGCGTTGGCGACACCGAGGGTGCCGACCTTGGAGCCAGTGAGTGCCTGCGCGGCGCTGGCTTCCGTGGCGGTGCCGAGGGTGGCCGTTTTCGCCCCGGTGAGGGGCTGGGCGGTCTCGGTGCTGCTGGCGATGCCGAGGGTTGCGCCGGCGGTCACGTCCCCCGCGGAGAAGTCGTCGTACTTAATGGCGCCGGCCGAGTCGGAGCGGATGCCGACGCTGGTGCCGGTTGTGACGGCGGTGTCGGTGACCGAGATGCGTTGGATTCCGTTGACGTAGCCCTTGATCGTCGTGCCGACGGCCTGGACCTTGGCGACGTCGCCTGGTGCGGCTGCTGCGGCGTAGGTGCCGATGACGGTGAAGGATCCGCCGACGACTTGGAAGAGGTCCCAGGAGGTGCCGTTGTTGCGCAGCAAATAGCCCTGGCTGATGTTGCTGTTGCCCCTGCACCACACGCCCTGGCTTGCTGCGGTGGTGGCGGCGATGGTGACCTGAGCGAAGTTGTCGTTGCTGGCCATCGCTCCGGCGGCACGCAGGATGATTGTGCCGCCTGCCGCGCCTGGGCTGAGTTGGTTGGAGACGATCGACCAGTCGCCGCTTACCTCAACCCATGCGGCGCCGAGGTTAGTTGAGTCAGCCCTGTTGAAGTCGTCGCTGAAGGTCGTCACGGCGCCTCCCGCTCGGCCAGCCAGCTGTTACGCGGCGGAGCTGTCCCGGAGGAAGTCCGTGATCGTCAACGTGAACGAGTTGCCGTCCGGGGTCCACGAAAGATCATGCTTGGTGAGCGGGATCAGGTTGGCATCAGTGCCGCTAGTGGTGTCCGAGTCGTAGCAGATCACGACGGCGCCAATCGCGTTGCCGGTCGGCGAGGCCCAGGTGACGTCGGCGGCATCGAGGGCCACCCTGTCGTTGGTGTCGTCGACGGTGACGGTGACGCCGGTGAGGGTCTTCCTGCCGACGGTGGTCTGTTCGTTCGTGGTGCCCGCGACTACGGCCGCGAAGTCGTCCTTGTCGCGAAGGACGGCGTCGGTCTCCAGGCCGCTGGACTCCAACGGGATCAAGATCAGCGCGTCGTTCGCGGCGCCCAGGTTGGCGTAGTAGGCGAGCTGCCCGAGGGCGATATTGAAGACGATGGTCGCCATCGTGTGTCCTCTCGGGAGGCTGAAGTTGGTGTCCCGCCGCCCACGTCGGGGTGGCGTAGGGCGGCGGGACGTCGGGGCTACCGCCAGGTGCCCCGAGCTATGCGGCGCGGTGTGCGTGCTGCGGCAGTGGCGGCGGGTCGCCGAGGACTACCTGGCCGGTCCACTCGTCAACGGTTTTGCCGGGCAGTTCGCGCACGTTGTAGCGGACGTTCTTGCCGCTGCCGTATCGGCTGATGCGGCCTTCGGATGCCCAACGCCAGATGGTGCCTACGGGCCGGCCGGTGTAGTAGGCGGCGTCGGCTGCGGTGATCAGCGGTAGGGGCATCGTTCACCCCCTGGATATGGGCGAGGCCCACCAGTGTTGGTGGGCCTCAAGCGCACGAAGGCTATTTGAGCAGATCATCGCTTCGGTACAGGTGAACTGTCAAGTTGTGGTTGAGGGTTTCTGTTACGCGGCGGTCCGTGTGGCCAGCGGCAGGTCGAGTACGTCGGTGCGCGCGTACTGGGTGTTGCAGCCGTGGCAGCGGGCTCCGGGCGTGGACACGGTGATGCGGAGGGTGGTGCCGCACGGGCAGGCCACAGAGATGGGCCGTTCCTTGCGTTCGCCGGTGATCTGCCGTTCGCATTGCCGGACGAGGACACCGACTTCCTGGCCGAACTCTGCGAATGCGGGGTGGCTGCTGGCTGCCCATTCGAGGTTGGTACGCAGGGCTTTCACGACGTCGTCGCACTGCTGCTGCAGTCCGCCGTTCCAGCGGGGGTGTCGCCAGCCCAACTGTTCGTGCCAGTCGACGAGCCACATCTGGAGGACGGTGATCACGCCCCCGCGCGCCATGAGGGAGAGCGGTTCGAGACGTAGCGGCAGGGGTGCGGTGCGGGAGGCGGAGACGACGACGCTGTCCCCGCCCCGGCCGGGTGCGAGCCTGGTGGCCAGCTGGGCGTACAGCCCGCCTGGGCCGGGGAGTTGACGGAGCGCGCTGTCGGCGCGGTCCTGGCAGAGCCGGCAGGAGGTGCGGCCGAGTTCGTCGTGACGGAGGGGCCGGCCGCACCCGCAGGTCGGCCATTCGTAGTCGGACTCGGCGGGGTGGTCGTGCACGGCGGGCTCCTCGGTGCGCGGGAAGCGGCAGATGAGCCAATGGTGCCGTATGGGGTTGACAGTGAGGGCCAATGGCACAGTGAGCTACATCGCGCGCATAACGACGGCCCGAACCGATGACGGTCCGGGCCGTTCCGCGTCCGGGTAGTTCAGCGGCGCGGTTTGATGACGTCCTTCTGCCAGACCGCCCGCCGGCTGTCGACGTTGGTCTCCTGCCGGACGGGCCCGGTGTAGTGGTGGTGGTGCTCGTCGGGTGCCGCTTCCCCGGCACGCCGGATGAGTCGGGCGATGGCGAGGATGGGTACGGCGACAGCGGCGGGGGCGGCGCAGATCATGCCGATGACGGTCGGGTTGGCGTGCTCGGAGGCGACCATGACGGCGACCGTGATCAGGCCGGGCGGCACGGTGGCCAGCGAGCAGTACATGACCGCGCGGGTGAGCTCGGTGGTGCGGGCGGACATGGCGGGCACGTCTGGCCGGCGCTGCGGTGGGGTCGTGCTGTCGCGCCGCGACTCGTGGATGGCGTTGTCGACGGCGGCCTTGATGACGGCGTCGGCGAGCGGGTTGGAGGTCTGCCCGGCCGCGGGGGCGGTGGGCTGCGACTCGGGCAGGACGGTCATGGCGGTTGGGTTCTCCTACTTCTTCTTGCCGCGGCTACGGCGGGGCTTGTCGGGGATCGGGGTGGTGCGGGGTACGACGACGAGCTCGGGCAGGCCGGTGGCCGGGTTGAAGGTGAGCTGGAGCTCGTCGACGTCGTTGGGGTTGGCCTTCTTCGAGCGGCGGACCATGGGCTTCTCCTAATCGATTTCGCCGGTGCCGTAGCACGCGGAGCAGCGGACGCGGGTGGTGTCGTGCAGATTGGAGTCGATGTCGAAGCCGCCCTTGCCGTCGCAGGCGGGGCAGGCGTTGACGGGTTCGGGCGTGTAGTCGGGGTCGGGCTGGTGGCCGCCGGCTTGCAGGCCCCAGGCGGCTCCGATCGCGGCGGCTTTGGCGGCGGCGACGGTGTTGGTGGCGCGCTTGGTGGCGACCTTCTTCGCGGTGCGGATCGGCCGCTTCACTGCGCGCTTGATCGCGTTCTTGCGGCGGCGCGCAGCGGGCTTGATCAGCTTCTTCCAGTACACGTCGCGGGTGACCCGCTTCAGGTCGTCGAGGATCACGTCGGGGTGGAGGGTGCCTTCGAGGAGAGCACCGCCGATGACGATCGCGAAGGTGTCGTCATCCTCGGCACGCTCCCGGCCGGTGCGCGCCTCGTTGATCTGCTTCAGGTCGCCGAGGGTGATGAGGGGCTCTTCCCAGCTGTGGGACTGCCAGCAGTTGCCGCGGACAGGGAAGGCGTCGATCCATCCGGTGCCGTCGAGAGTGAAGGCTTCAGAGGCGCACTCGGGGCACAGATACGGGGTGCCGTCGATCGCCATGGACTGGATCTTCAGGGTGAGCACGGTTCCTCCTTTCGGTGATCGATTCGGGTTGCGAACCCTGCCTGGACCTTGCCTACGCCTTGCGTTAGTGCAGGTCAGACCCTGCCTGCACCCTGCCCTGGGTGACTGGCGCCGCGGCGGACCCTGCCCGCGCGGGGCAGGGTCGGGGACGGGTCGCCAACGCCGTGACCTGCGTCGCTTCTAGCTCGGGCAGGGTCCGGGCACGGTGCAATTAGGATCTATCGGGCGGAGATCAGGTCGTCGAGTCGGAAGCCGCGGGCCTCCCTGCCCTCGACGGTCGAGACCTTCACGGCCTTGATGTCGAGACCTTCAGCGACCAATGCGGCGGCAAGAAGCTTCCCGACACGAGCGCTGTACTGCGCGTCGGTCTCATCCACGCGGTAGCCGTACCGCTCGTCAACGGTCGCGAGGTGCGCGAACACCTCGGCCCGCGTCGCCTCGTCTCGCCCCGTCCCCGCAGCAGCGTCGATGAGGTGATCGAGCAACGTGAGGACAACGGGGGCCGCCCCGATGCGCCCCTTGCCGCCCTCACCGCCGGCCGCCGACGTGATACCGGTCTGGGCGACTAGTTGCTCCTCGATCGGATCGCGCCACTGGCCGGGCAGACGGCCAGCCGCCTTCCGCAGCTCGTAGCCCTCGGCCGCAACCCGCCTCTTGTCGTCGGGCGTTACCAGGTAGGAGCGCCCCTCGATGACGCCGGTCTCCGGGGTGGCCAGCCAGAACCGGCCCGGCTGGTCGATCGGGATCTTGGAGGCGTCGTAGCCCTGCCCGGTCATGCCGTCGCCGAGGATCGTGTTCGACGCCTGGCCGGACTCTGTGTTCATCGCGGCGCGGCCGATGTGGTTCTGTCGGAGACGGCCACGGATGACGCTGACCTCCGGAACCTGAGTGACGCTGATGAGGAGGACGCCAAGGGCAGCGCCGACGGCGGCGATCTGTGACAGGTTCTCGGTGATCTCATCGTCGTAAGGGCTGGTCCCCTTGGGGGTGTAGGTGGCGAGCTCGTCGACGACGAACACTTCCCGGCCGCCGAGGAGCTTCATGACCTCCTCGTAGTTCTCGTCGTCGATCTTCTCGAAGCCGTGCTCGTCGAGGAGGTCGGAGCGGCGGTCCAACTCGGCGACGATGGCGCGGGTGATGATGGCGAGCCGCTCAGGGTTGCGCTTTACGAACGTGGCCAGAGTCGGCGCGTAAGGGTTGTGCTCTGCGGTCCCCTTGCCATCGAAGATGCGGACGTTGACCCACGGGTCCTTCATGGCGCCGATGAGGATGTTCGCGAGGAACATGCCCTTGCCGCGGCGGGTAGCGCCCGCGACAAGGATGCTGGTGTCGCGGATTCGCAGGATGATCGCGTTGCCGCGCTTCCCGAACGAGGCGGGGATGCCATCACGGAATGTGTTGACGGCCCCCTTGTGGTCGAGGAGCGGGGAGCTCCGCACGACAGCGAACGGGTCGCCGTTGGACACCCACACCTTCAGGCGGGACTCGCTGCTGCCGGGGCTGCGGTCGACGTCGAGGTCGATCCAGTCCAGGTGAACGACGAGCGCGGAGGCGATCTTCTTCTGGGCCTCCTTGCCTAGAGCGGCGGATGCCGGGATACCGGAGGGCAGGTCGACGGCGTAGGCGATGCCGGGACCATCGGCGTGCGGGATGCCGACGCCACGAATCTCGGCCGCGCGCTTCTCGGGAACGACGCCGGCCTCGACGAGGACGCGTCGCATCGTCTCTTCGCCCAGGTGGCTGGTGCGGGTGGGGGCCTGCGGTGCTACGGCCGCGGGCTCTTCGGGGCGGCCGAAGAAGCTGCCGGTGAGGATGAACGCGAGGGTGAGCAGGAGCTGAATCCACCAGGAGCCGAATATCACGGCGGCGGTCACGCCAGCGACGGCGATCAAGCCGCTGATGCCGGTGCGGATCCAGTGCCGCTTCTTGTGGGCCTTGTACTCGGCGCGGCGCACGTCGAGGATGGCGCGCGCCCGCGACTCCTCCGCCACCCGGGCGCTCCCCCGTGGCATCTCCTTGGCCTGGCGCAGCATCAGCTGGGCGGCGGCGATCTGCTGCTGGTAGTCGTCGTGTCGGGCCTGCCACCAGCGCTTGCACAGGCGCCGGTAGCCGCGCACCGACCAGCCGAGATAGAACGGCGAGTGGGTGGCGTGGTACCAGACGAAGTCGAGGCTGTTGTCCTTCGCGTACACCAGCCACTGGCGCAGCTCGGCGCGGGACATCATCCAGGCGGGCCGGGGCCGCTTCTCGAACTCAAAGACGCGGGCCGGGCGGTCCTTGGTGAGGGTGGCGGTCAGCTGCTCCCACTCCGGGTCGGGAGTGCTGCTCGGGGAAGTCTCGATGCTCACTTGGAGTCCTTCTCGGTGGTGCGCTCAAGGCGCGCCTGGGTGCGGGCGAGGGGGCTGGGCGGCTGGGTTTCCCCGGGCCGGCGGACGGGCGGTGTGCCGCCGTTGTTGCGGCGTCCGTCGGGTGTGTTCGGGTCGCGCTTCTCCCGAGGGGGTCGTTGGGAATTGATCTGCGACAACGAGCCCAGAACGGGGGCCTCGGTGACGGTCCGCATGTGGGCCTGCGCAGCCCGCGACTTGGCCTCGATTTCTGGGCGGATCCCGACCGTCTTGCAGCCCGTCACGAGAAGCCAGCACTCGGCCCAGATCTGGTCGGTGACGTACCGGGAACCCCGCGCGGAACGGACCGCGTCGGCGACCTCCCACACGTCCGGGTGCTTTGCCTCGCGGTCGGCGTCCTTGCGGGCCTGCTCCTCCTCCGCGGACTTCTCCCGCGCGACCCTCTCGGCCGCGGCCCGAGCGTCGGCTTCCTGCTTCTCCTTGCGTGCCTTCTCGCGGGCGGCGTCCGCCTCGGCCTTGGCCCGCGCGGCTGCCCGACGCTCGCGGCCGGACGGGATCCCGTCGGCCTTCTGTGCGATGCCGTGCTCGTAGGCCATGAGCACGATCGGCCCGCCGAGGGAGGCGATCGCGCCGATCAGGCCGGCGTTGAGGCCGATCGCCGGGTCGGTGACGCCGCCGTAGAGGTTGACGCCTGCAGCGATCGCGGCGCCGGCCATGATGCCGATGCGGTACGGGCGGACATCACGCCGGTGAGCAACAGCCCAGGCGGCACCGAACGCGAGAACGAGCGCGAACCCTTCGAGGAGGGCCGGGGCGGCGATGAGGAACTTGCGGTGCGGGTCCCAGAAGTGCATGAACTGCACCGGCGCGGCAATGACCAGGCCGACGGCGTAGATCCCGCGGGCGCCCCACTTCCACCAACGCTCCGACCGCTGCTGCTCCTTGGCGCGCTTCGCTTCGGCAGCTTTCTGCTCGGCCTCAGCCTTCTCTGCCTTCTCCTCGTCGGCCTTCGACTTGGCGATCTCGGCGTTCTTCTTGGCCATGTAGGCGTCGTGGTCGATCTTCTTGCGCTCGTTGGTCAGTCGTGTGCGCTCGTTGGCGAGCCGGTCACGTTCGGCCTGCTCGGCGGCGACGGCCCGCGCCGCGTCCGCTTCACCCTGCGCCTTGATGCGTGCGGCTTCGGCTTTGGCGGCGGCTTCGGTACGGATCGCCTCCGCCTCGGCCAGGGCGCGCGGGTCGTAGCCCGGCGTCTGGCCGTTGACCTTCTTCTCGACGGATGTGGCGGTCACGGTGATCGGTGTCCTTTCAGGTCAGGCGCGACGGGCGGGGGCGTGAACGGGGCGGCGGCGGGACGACAGGAGCGCGCCCGCAACCAGGGCGGCCAGGAAGACGGCCGGCTGCAGCAGCACGGTGAACGCGCCCGCCGCAGCCAGCTCCACCGGGACAGCCGCGGCAGGCCACAGGCCGACGACCAGCGCGTACAGTCCGGCGAGCAGCCAGAGGATGAACTTCATGACGTCCCTCTCGGGGTTGATCGGATGGGGGGTGCTGCTGCGTCGGTTCTCCTTGGCGCGCGACCGGGGGTCGCGCGCCGCGGACAGTCGGTCAGCGGCGGCCGTAGTTGGCTTCGATCTCCGACGGGGTCTCGGCCGGGGTCTCCGGTCCGGAGGTCGGGTAGTAGACGGGCTCGCCGTTGCGGCCCGGCCCGGCGGCGGGCTCCCAGGTGTCGCCGTTGCCGTCGGTGATCTGGGCGGGGAAGTTGTTGCGGGCCATGCGGTGGTCCTCTCGGGTCGGGTTGGAGGGCTGGCGCTGCTCCCCTCACCGCCCGTGCTCGACGGGCGGATCGGGCAGCCGGTCAGCCGTTCTTGCGGGCGCGGGCTTCGGCGACCTGCTGGCGGACGCTCTTGCGCTCGGTCACCTCGACGTCCACGTCGTCGGTGCGCAGGCCAGCCCGCAAGGCCACGCGGCGGCTCATCTCGGCCTCGGCGCTCTCCGGCGTGTAGTCGTCACCGCCAGCCGCCGTACCGTCGGCGATGACCCTGCGGCTGACGCGGGCCGTCCAGCTGTAGCTCCTGCCCATCACGGGCTCCTCTCGGGTTGGGGTGGGTTGGCGGTGCGTGCCCCGGGCCCGAGTCGATCGAGCGCCCTCACGGCTGGTTGCCGGGGCTGGGAGGTCAGCGACGGCCGCGGATCATCCCGAACAGGCCGACGACCTGGTCGGTGACGTCGGTGACGCGGCCGGACTCCAGCTCGTCGGCTCGGGTCTCCAGCCGCTTCGCCGCGTCGTCCTTGCCTCGGCTGCGCAGGCCTTCCGCCGCGCTTCGGTTCTTCGCGGCCTGGTTCTTCATGCGGTCCGTCATCGTGTTCCTTCCGATCGGTGAATGGGTTGGTGTGCTGGTCGTGCAGGTCGCCGCACCGGTGATGCGTCGGCCAACGAGACCGGCGGAGTGTCTCCTCCTCGCCGCCGCGGGGGAATGCGTCGGCGAGGAGGAGACGGGGCCGGGCGCAGGCGGGGGAAGTCCGCGCCCGGCCGGTCAGGGGGTCAGGCAGCGGCCGGGTAGTCGAGGCTGCGGATCTCGTCCATCAGCGGCGGCTGGCCCGGGTTCGCCGCGTCGTACAGCTCGATCTCGTAGAGCGTCCAGTCGCGGGCGATCACGTCACCGGCCCGGTCGTCGGCGAGATACGCGGACACGTAGCGGGCCCGAACATCGGCCTCAGCAGCGTCGAACGGGTCGCTGGCGGCCGGGACGAGAGTCAGAACAGACATGGGGGTGCCTTTCGAAGTGGTGAACAAGGTGGGTGGTGCGGGGGTGGAGCACCGCGGCGGCGAGACGGGGGTGGACATCGCCGCCGCGGTGGCTTGGGGGGTTATCGGGTGGGGTGTGCGCTGCGGTAGTTGACCTGGCGGAGCTTCCGGAGCATCCGCTCGTAGTCGGCCGGCTTCACGGCGTCTCCCCGTCGATGACGCGGAGGAGGTGGTCGATGGCGGCCAGCGCCTTCCCCATGCGGTCGACCTGCCACGCCTTCGCCGCGTCCTCATCCTCGGGACGCGCCTCCGGCTCAATCTCGGCGAGGAGCTGGCGGGCGTGCTCCACGAGCAGGCGGTCGCCGGCGTCCAAGTCGATGCGGCTCACGACGCGGCCTCGACGATCACGAGGAAGCTGTCGCTGTCGAGGTCCATGACCACGCGGGCCGGGATGCCCTCACGGCGACGCTCAGCGGCGAACGACTCGGCCGGCCACACGCCGCGCGGGGCGCCAGCGGGGAAACGCT